GAAGTCCTGGGTATTTTTTTTTTGGTAAGACGTGACTATTTTTTGATAGTCCGGGGATTCTTCTGGTTTAAGATATCCCTGTTCTAATAGATCCGTTCCCAGTTGTTGAATTTTAAAAGCAACATCACTTTCGTTATCACCAAAGTTCGGTCCCAAACTGCCCATATACCTCCTGATTTCCCCTTCAGGGGCTGCAACCCCTGTTTGAATCCTTAAGAGTGAGTTAACAGTGTTAAAGAGGGCACTGTCAAATTGTCTTGATTGGAATTTACCCGGTTGGATTTGTTTAGTTAAAAGTGAAGGGTCTTTCTCATACAATTCCTTAACTACATTTAGGGCTCTTAACCCTGCTTTGGCTAAACCTTGTTTTTGTGCCTGACCTTCTGTTAAATCAGAGCCGGCCGAAGGTGAAGGGCTTTTTTGACTGGCCTTAGTCTCTTCTTTGGTCTGAAAACCTTCATTTTTAAGTTTTGCTGCCAGTCCCGGATATTTAGTGGCAATCTGGTCAACCGTCCTTACCCCCGACCTGACGGCTTGTTCAGTCTCCCTTTCATTAACAAAGTTATCCAATGCTTTAATTTGAGCCGTAGAAAGGTTGGGGTATTTCTTAAGTACAAACTCTTTGAATGCTCTTATATCTTTGGGTTGGGTTTGATCCATATTTACCTTCCGATAAACTGTGAAAACAAGTCTTCTAACCCGGAACTTGGCCCCGGGCCAGTACCGTTATATTCCTCTAAGAGGGTATTAAAGTCAAGGTTAGTTTTGGAGGATGTCTTTTTTGATTTTGTCGTTGTTTTTGTATTCATCTTCTTTTGCTGTTTTTGTATTTCCTTTTGATTTTTCTCATATTCCTTTTCAGCTGTGCGGGTCTGCTTGGCAAACTCGCCATAGACACTCAAAGCGTCATTGATCTCGTTATCAAGCTCTGATTGTTGGGATTTGGCCATATTTTGGAAAGTACCGGCAGCCCCATAACCCCTATTCTCAGCCCCGGCATAAAACCCCTCCCTTTTTAAGGGATGCTCTATAAATAATGGACTGGAGGGGTCAGCGTATACCCCCTGTAGTTTTTGATCCATTGAGGCTATTTGGGAAAGCTGGCTCTTATAGTTTGTCTGGTAGGCAGGAAGCTTTGAATCTGCTCCATAAACTGTTTTAGCAATTGGATCCCTAGCCCCTGTTAAAGCCTGTGTCATTGATGCCCCGTTGCCTGAGGGTAAACCTGACTTTTCGAGTACTTTAGTGAGCTCATCTATAGATACGTTTTTCATTTTTTAAACCATTGATACTGAGGAGGACCATTTGGTATAAGCCCGCTGACCCCTGGTGTCTGCCAACTGGGCTGCTTCCAGTCTCCTTTGCCTTTCCTGTTCGCTTTCAAACCTTGTTTGGGCTTGGTTAATATCAACATTCTTCCTTCCTAAAAGCAAGCTTGACTCATCTGCAGCCCTGGTGTCATTTAGTAGGAGCCTGTTCTTGGTGTTTGCCCGGCCTTGGGAGGCGTAGGACTGGGCAGCGGTGAGATTGGCCATATTCGTATCGGGGATACCATAACCTGCACCCCCTGGTTGGGCTGTAGCAGCCGGTTCAAAAGCACTCTTTTGGTACAGCCCTCTATCTAAGGCGTTACCAACAACACCCTGTTTTTCCAGTATGTCCCTTCTTTGTGCCTCCGTGTCTAAAGCTTGGGCTTCTGCCTGGTTTTGGCCTAAATCTTCCTTACGGATCCTGGTGCCTGTTTCGTAGTCCTCTTTGAGTCTAGCCAAAGCTAAGTTCATATCCCCCTTAGATTCTTTTAAGATCCGGTCATAGTATGACCCAAGCTCGCCATAAGCTTTGGTAGCCTCCCCTGCATAATCAAAGTTAAAAGGGGCGGGGACACCTGCTGCCCCTCCAAGGGAAACCCCGAATTCTTGGGCTAACTGGGCTGCCCTAGGGCCATTTTCGGCGTTTAAAGCGTCCTGCATGCCGTAACCGCCTCTTTGAACTAGTACATTAGCTAAATTTCCCATATCTTTATATTATATACCCCTGTGACCCTTGAGATAAGCTGTTATCTGCTGTGAAAGTATAACCAATCCCGACTGTACCTGTAACTGCTGAGGAAACAGGAGCTAATACTGCAAATCTACCATTACCTCCAGCTCCTCCAACAGGTAATGTTGCTCCAGAAAAAGCATTACCTCCAGTTCCTCCAGCAGCAGTCAGTAAACTAGATCCTAAAGCTACAGAATTACCTCCTAACAAACATGATCCACCTGCTCCACCTCCGCCTCCGCCACCCGCACCTGGATTTTGTGCATCAGAACCATTATTTCCAGTAAAAGTGTTAGCTCCACTTATTGTTAGAGAGGGTGCAAAAGCAATTAAGCCCCCTCCGCCAATGGCACCAGCCCCGCCAATTGCACTACTATTATGTGCAGCAGATCCTCCGCCCCCGCCGCCTCCCAGAGAGAAAGCAGATAACGCAGCATTTCCCGAAACAAGTCCACCCAGACCTCTTTCCCCTCCACCATTGTCTATTCCCTGATTACCAGCAACACCATTACCACCTCCTGCTCCACCTCCACTTTCAAAATTATCATGGGTATCAGTTCCGGCACCTCCTCCATTAGCATTGGCCGCATTTGTACCAACCGCCCCTGTTCCTAAAGTTCCTTCACCTTGAGTACCGGCTGTATGTTGTGAACCTCCAGCTATTCCCGCCCGAAATCCCTTAGCATTCCAGCTAGTTGAAGCCGCGATAGTTAACGCTCCATTTGCTAGGACTACCGCAATTCCTCCGGAAGAACCGTCCCAAGCCGGACAAGACAAAGCCCCGGTAGTGCCAGAAGTGTATTGGGGAACTTTAATAGCTTGGGCGCCTGAAGCATAGGTATTAACTAGGGCTGTAGTAGAGGTAAACGCTCCTCCTGAGGTAGCTGTTGCAGCCTTGAGCATTTCACAATTAGTTGCCCCTGTCCCTGTAGTTTGATAAAGAAAAATTAGATCACCAATTGCAACCGTTAAAGTAGTTGTAACAGTTCTAGTTCCAGAAGTTCCCGTACATGTCGCGTAAGTATTAACTGTTCCGGAAACCCCGGCGGCTGACCCTGACCTTCCATCACCATAAGTTAAAAAGATTGCCATTATTCACTCGCATCCAGCTGAATTGTAATGTTTGCTCCAGCTACAGTAGATCCAATCTGGGTTACGTCAAATCTTAGAAAATCTCCAGCCACGAGCGTTGCATTAGTAATCGTGGTAGTAGAGGCCGACTGGGTACCGGCTGTAATAGTTACTGAGGTGACGGTTGCAGCTTGGGTCACGTTCCAAACCCTAATAATTAGATCTGCTCCCGTAGGTGCAGTCCTGGCATAGGCAGATAGCCTGGTAGCTGTAGCAGCTACCCTGACCCTTGGATTAGTAGCTAGGTCATTTGCAACGGCGGGGGTACCGGAAATAAAGCCTCCGTATGAAGCCCGAAGTGAAATAAGTTTGGAGTCAGTCCCGTTATGTGTATGTCCAGTTGAGGTGGAGAAGGCTACCTTGGATTCTGCAAGTCCAGCCGCAGCTAAGACATTAGCATTTGAGATGTTACCGTTAAACTCGTTGTAGATTGTATCAAAGTTCCCATTAAACTGGGCTGCCGTTGGAACCGTACCGTCAACATGGGTGGTTGGTTTTGTGATGATTCCCATTGTTCTATCTTTATATTATCCCGCCTTAAAGTCAATTGCTGCGTAATGCATACGGTCTGAAATGTATAGTAAATTGCCTGACCTGAAGCTTAATTGATGATGATTCCAATTCCAGCTTAACTTGGACAGTTGTTCCCTCGGGTGTACCACCGTTATCGGTAAAATTAATCTGGTTTTTGACAAAACCACCGGATCCTAACTTATCTGTCCCTAACGTCCAAGTTGACCCTAACAACTTATTTCCTGTACCCAGCAAAGATAATGCTTTAAGCAAAGTGTAGTAATAGCGGTCAATTGAGGCAAAGAAGTTATATGTGTAATTTCCCAATGCTGGGGCAAAGGCATAAGAGTAGGCGAAGCGTTTTTCCTGGTCTGCTACCCCAAAATCATATATCTTTGTCTCAAACCTACCCGTTATAGCCTGTCCGTTATCCGAGGTGCCTATCCACTCATAGGTTTGGCCGTTAGCTACCCTTGAATCGTGCATAAAAAGCTTGGGTTTGTTGGATTCATTAAAGATAGTAGCCCGGGCTACATTCCAATTAGTAAATTTAGTAAACCCCCCTTTGCCTAAATTAGCCAATATGTCATAGCATAAAACGTAGTTATTAACGGAAGAGACTCCGTAAGGTACAAAAAACAGGGCAAAGTTGTTATAAAAGACAGCTGAGGATAGTCTAATAGATGATTTGTTCAAAGCAGCAATGGTTTGGGGAATATCTTTTGATAAAAGGGAGGAAAAGGGGTCATCGGTTGATGACCTGTATAGGTTCCTGACGTTTCCCTCTAAATCTATACAAAGCATCCCGTTTTGGGCGTTGATCATTGACTCATGGGAGGCAACGCCGTGATCATAGGTTAGGATAGACAACGCCCAATTGGCTGCCGCAGTACCAGTGATGTACCAAACTGAACGTTCCTTACCCAAATAAAGCCTACCCGTAAAACCGCCTGTCCCTTTGATGCCGGTGCCTAGTGATTGATCCCCTAAATTAACATTGACATAGTCTGACCCTGTCCAAAGCTCGGGATCATTAGGGTTAGAAAAATAGACCCTGTCCTTATATGTCGGATTCCTAAAGACCCAAAAGTGGTTTTTCCACCAGGTACAGTAATAACCTTGGGGAATAGCCGCTATCGTGGTAATGACTGAACCGTCAAACTTAATAGGGGTATCATTGCCGTTAACACCGTAGAGGTTATCGTTGGCCTGGGCAAAACTCCATAGCGCATCAGTTGTCCTAAGCGTCCCACCTGAAACGTCTGACCAGGTGATACCCTCATCTGAGGATTGGAACTTAGATGTATTGGCAGCACCGTTGACTACCCTTAAAAACTTCTTTAAACCGTTGGCTTTATACAGTGCATCCGATCCTAGGTTAGTCTTAGCCGGGCTTGTACCCCTGGCTGTTAACCCATCCCGAAGTTCCGGCTGTTGGGCGTTGCGGAGGATTAAGTTTTCTACATTAGTAGCATAATAGTCGGAGATTATCTGGCCATCATCACGGTCTTTAATAGTGAAAAAATACTTATGTTCAAAGTTTTCCTGCGGGTTCCTAAGCATTTCATTCAAGCTCCTTATACGATTCTAAGTCATCCGTTATGGCCTGTAGGTCAGCTCCTGATAAGTTAGGGAAAACACCCTTAATATGGGTTACGACCTTCTCCTTTTTATCCTGTTTTATCTTAATTGTATTATCTTTTTTTAAATCGTTAAGCTTTTGGATAATTTGTAACCTGGTAGGGATACTAGTGTTAGGCCTATCTTTGTCATTCATGGCTCGGCGAATGGATTTAGCTCCACCCCTCCCTCCATGTCAACTATGGAGTTACCTTCAAACTCGGAGTACTCACCATCAACCATTTCGGCTACCTCTTCAAGTTGGGAGGCAAATTTACGCTCAAGCATATCAGCTGTGGAATAATCCTCATTAATCCTAGCGATAATTTTGGCTTCAACGTAATCTATAACCGGGTAAACATACCTGTAGGGGATATCTATCGCATCCGCTACCTCTGTTAACTGGGTACCCCTTTTAACATACCAGATATATGCAGTACCTCCATCAGGGGTGGGTATAAAACCGATTAAAGAGCCTAAGATATACCACATAGGCGCACCTTTGTTAGCATATGAGGTTGAGACCTGATTTTGAAGTTTCCAGTAAGCGATAGAAGGGATCTTCCGGGCTGTCACCCTCTGGTCTCCTGTAGCTCCATAAAGCATTTCTACCTTGATCATGGAGTGATAACGGGGCATATAGGTGGTAATGGTGTACTCACTGGTTCCAGAGACTAAAGGAATAGTAGTATAAGCTGAGAAGAGCTGTTCTTTAATCTGTTGGTTAACGTTTAAGATCTTGTTATACAGCCTGTTATAGGCATAGGAGACCCAAGGGATCAGGACCGAGTTGGAAAGTCCTGGATTCCTGGTTCTATTGTTAACATCAGTTATAACATCGGAGACTGTATAGGTTGGATTATCTTGAGCCATACATCTTGATTAAAGTCTAATGGGAGCTAAAAGTCAAACAGGATTAGATATCAATTCCGCTTATTGCTTCTATTGGGATTCTTTGACCATTAGCGTTGTAGTTCATTTGATGAATTACTGAGACTAGTTTAGTATCGTTTGAATTAGTGTTAATATTCTCTCCGCCTGTAGCAGCTAAAGCCACATCATAACTGCCTGATGTTGCACCTGAGGCTGCATGCCAGATGAGAATACCATCCCCACCAAATCCAAAAAAGTCCTTGGCAAACTGCCTCATATAGTCGTGTCTGGGGTATAGCGGATAATGCACCCTTGAAGCTGTAATTTCACTCACTAGCCCTGTTTCGGCACAAACAACAGGTTTTCCGTTAGCATGTCCTACAGAGATATAATCTTTAATCTGGGCTAAGAATCCACCCTTGGACACTGAATTAGGCCAACCTAACCTCTGGCCAAAGGTTTGTAAATTAACATTGTCTGCCTGGTTTGGGTAAAGGTGGAAATCCAGGTAGTCAATATTTGTCATTGCAGAAATCCGGCCATAATCAACTCCGTAATAAGTTCCGTTAGAGACGGTGTCACCATCATTCCACTGCCAGGTATGCGACATTGCCCCGAATGTACACAGGTGATTGGGGAATTTAGTCTTGATGTGTGAGGCCATCTCAGTTATCCAGGTTTCCATAGTGGTTAAGTTATGGGAAGAGGTTGAGTTTATCCAAGGGTCATTATCCTGGTCATACCTAAGCTCATTTCCCATCTCTACGGCAAAGATAGTATCATCTGAACTGTAAACCCTACCGTTTATGGTATTTGTCCGGTCAGCCAAAATAGTCCCAAAATCCTTAAACATTTGCTTACAGTTGGAATCCCTGTAAAAGTTCTGGGTCTTGTAGGAAGCATTTCTGATGACTGCCATGGTTCCCGTAGCTGTGGCATTGGCTCCTGTTTTAGCATAGGTAAAGGTTGTGGTTGTAGGCACAGTCCGGATAAATGCCCCATTATTAAAGTCAGCTTCGTTTGCACCTGAGGTAGTAACAATTTGCCCAACATGGTATCCATGAGCTGCGGCTGTGGTAACTGTTATGGTGTTGGAAGCCAAGACTGCCCCTGAGACTGACTTGGATATAGGAGTCCAGTAATCAGTACCGTGAATCGCATCCGACCACCGAACATAATTTTCCTTGGTTTTATAGGTTGGGTTATCTGATAGAGATAAAATAACCTTAATACCCCGTTGCCTGGCTTCATCCAGCACCATGTCTAAATGGGCAAAGGTTGCCTCCCTTTGCAGTAATGCTCCTCCTGACTCATATCTAAAGTTACCTGTGGAGTTAGTGGGTAAGTTTCCCCTGTCAAAACACCACATCCTAAAAACTGTCACACCCTTTTTGAGGGCATTGGTAAATAAAGTTTGGATTGAGGCTTGTGAGGGCTGGTCTATAATACCGGGGTAGTAGTTAAACCCGATAAATCTAAACTTCTTACCATCTAGCCTGAATTCTGAACCTGAACGGGTGACATAAGACATAATTATTAAATCCTAACCCTCCAACCAAAGGTTTTGTTTCCTGCGTTAAATGCCAATCTTAGTGCGTTAACTGCTTTCCTCCCGCCCTTGATTATAGTCCCTGATGCATCTGTCCAGAGTGACGACTGAGTCTGCCCTAAGTGATTCCAAAAGTTAACTCCGATCACAAAGCTTTTGTTCCTAAGGGCTGTGCAAACTCGGTCATAAGTTCCATACTGCACACCCTCTCCATAATCAGTCACTGTATGAAAACCCCATTCTCCGATCATGATTTTACATGAGGGGAAAGCTAAAGCCACATAGTTAATGCCACCTACATTTACAGCCTCCTGAAACTCATTAAGCCGGGCTGCCTGGCTCTGGTTCCATCCGTCTGACTTGGTGAGTATCTGGTAATCTAAACAGTTAATAGCCCACCCTGACTTGGTGGTAGGTAAGGCCGGTTGTGCGTAGTTTTCTGCTACTGGTTGTGGAGCTGCCATATCATGCTGTTGTCCTTGCTAACATTACCACATCTGAGGAATAGGTAGCGCCTGTGATGGTACCCGTGTTAGAGTTACCTGATGAGTCTGTGGCTGAAGTGCCACTACCTTCATCGAGCTTCCAGTAGAGTATTCTTTCCGCTGGGATACTAGTGCCATAATAAATACCTGTTACTTCTGCTGCTGTGAGACTTCTGGAAAAGAGGATTGCCTCATCATAAAAGCCACTTGCCTCTCTAGCATCTGTCGCAGTACGATTAGCCACTGTAAAATTTGTGATATTTTCTGATGCAGGGTTCCATACTGAAGTGCCTATTGAGACTCCGTCAAGATATAGAACGGCACTATTTCCAGATTTTGACGCTGTGTAGACTAAATTATGCCAAAGACCATCTGATACCATATTCTTGGAAGTGGATATAGAATCACCACCTGCAAGACCACTAATGATGAATACATTGGGGAATGTTGAATTTGATTCTAATACCAGCTTACTTGCTGAAGCCCCTTCTATTCCCCAGAAGTCACAATAACCAGAATTACCTGTTTGTCTAAATGGCTTTAACCAGATAGAAACACTAAATTCAGTATAATTTACTCCAGTGATTCCTGTCTTGATCACTTCATTGGTACCCCCACTAGTGCTAAAATTCAAACACGTCCCAAAGTCTCTAACTACCTGTCTTTGTGCTGCTGTAGTTCTAGGTTTCATGAAGACATCTGTGGAATACGTATATCCATCAATCGTAGCCGTTTTAGCTGATGATCCGCTATCACTGGCTGTTGCACCAGACCCTTCATCAAACTTATACCAGTTGATAGGTCCAGGAGAAGGTTCTATTCCATAATACAGGTTTAAAACCTCGGTACTAGTGAGTTGACGGGAATAGAATCTTGCGTCATCAATTAGGCCAAAGAAGTTAGCAGCCCCATCATTGCCGATATTGCTGTTAGCAGAGGGGTTACCGATCGGAGGAGTTCCCGTATATCTACTTATGCCATCGAGATATATTACGGCATTTCCTGAGCCATCAACAGTAAGCATAATGTGATGTCGAGAACTATCTTGGACCTTAAAGCCAGCGTCTATCCACACAACATTATGGTTCAGGATATAGATAGATCCATCCGTAGTACCGTTGCCGCTAAGAATTAATGCATATCCGGTATTACTCGCCGCACTCAACCCATTAGAAATGATCGGCTGTCTGTCAGTCTTGTAGTTAGATGTCCTGAACCATGCGCCCATGCTAACGTTGGTCTTTGCCGTAGTCCAGACCCCATTGGCGAGTGTCGAGCAAGACGATGAGGCGCCTCCCGGAACTCGAACACACGTTCCGAAGTCTCTAACTATATGTCTTTGAGCTGCTGTAGTCCTGGACATAGTAATTAAGGTGTTGGGATCCAATAGATAGTTACGTCGAGGGTGCTGGCTATCGTAGCATAGAGCCCTGTCGTGAAGGCAGCGTTCCCCAAGTTGTGCCAGCCGATCGCTGGGGTGATGGTGTTATTGATAACTGTAGTGGCTGCCGAGGTGTTATCCCAGAATTTAATCGTCCCCGTGGAGGTGCTGTTGACGTACATCCCGACCAGGATACCCGCTCCCGTCCTGATGAGCGTGCTGGCAGTGATGTTGGTGTAGGTGGCGGCCTCTGGCCTGACGGTCACCGAATCGATGGTCTTGGCCAGCGCCGTGCCCAGGGTGACTTTGACGTTCCGCTTGTTGTCAATCCCTATAGCCGCGGCCTTATTGTCGGTGACTGTGGTCGGTGTAGATTCGTAGACACCTTCGGCTATTGTTCCGCTGGTAGTCCCTGGGGTAAATGTTGACCCATCTGCGGTGGCGGAGCCACCACCTGAAGTTTGTAAAGATCCATCCTGGTTAACCCTTAAAGGTACCTCGCCCTGGTCACCAGCGGGGGGGTTGGGGGTATTTACGCTGTATCTGCCTGCTCCAAGTGTAGCCATTATTTACCTTTCTTTTTCATCTCATGGAATTTCTTCATAAAGCTTTGTGCCTGCATAGTATTGGATTTTTGTTTGATCTTCTCTCTTAAGCTCAATTTATTTTGAGGCATATACAACTAGTATTGAACTTACTTTCCTTAAAGTCAAGGGATTATACCTCCCGTATATCGTGACAGCCGTTGTTGGTATATTCCTCACCCAGCTTGTGCAGTTTAAAGTGGTGGGCTCTATGGTTCTCCAGTACCGTTATCTTAAAGCCCTTAGCACGGGCTCTAGTATAAAAGTCTACATCCAGTCCGCCATAGCTCCAAGGGGATCCCGGGTTTTCTATAGCCTCAAGGTTACCACCCCGGACTATCTTGTACCTTCTGTCAGTAGACAGGTATGGCGTGCCTAAGGCCTCTAAAACAGCCCTTTTTACGGCAGTAGCACCCAAACCTGACCATAGCACCTCACCTTGGACGTTCTTGTGGATAATTCCGAAAGGGGAACCGTTCTTGTCATTATACTGGACTGTAACTAGGTCTGCTGGGTGGGTGGCTATAGCTACAAAGGTATCGGGGGCAACATACATATCCTCCTCTATAAAGAAGATGGTATCCGCCCCGTCCGCTAAGGCTTTTTCTATACAGTAGTTATGACATTCTGGTATGGGTTTGTCATGGGAAAGGTAGAGTTTAGCTTCAAATCCCTTCTCCCTTAAGGCATCCATACCTGCAAAGAGAGACTCTACAGTCCTTGAGTATATAAGGCCTCTGGATGGAGTGCAGCAAGCTATCATTTGGGTTGGGGCATTGGCCTAATATTACCACGGGGATCAACAGTTACGGCATGTTTTTTACCCTGTTTATCGGTAATAACCTGACGGTTTTGGATGTGGTCTATCCATTTCTTCTCACTCCTGTACCATGACAGTTTTAGCCTCTCATAGTCAGTCAAAGGCCGTCTGGCCTTCTCGAATGAAGCCACAGATTCCTGAGCGCATGACTCACACCGGAGTAGTTTATCTGATATCTCTTTCCTGCAATCAAAGCATCTTTTCATACGGAGTTATTATATATATATCTATTCCGCCCCATACCTCTCGGGTGGCAACTGCCTTGCCGAGGACAAAATGGTATGAAGCAGAAAAGACTCCCAATCTAGAATAGATTAGGTACTCTTAGTTCTATAGTCAACAGCGAATGTGGATCTATAGACTCCAAAACCCCAAAGTGCATCAGTTGTCCCTAAAGTACCCAAGTATTCCTGTTTGTACTGGAATTGTGTCCTTGGTCTCATAGACATAGCTTTTGCAAATGCTTCCTTTTGGAAGATCAGGTTGTGGACTGTCGGGGCTGTACCTGCCTCTTCTGTCAATGCAGTAGACATGTACACCTCTAAGTTGTAAACCGTTCCCACGAAGCCGTTAGGGCCTATCCTTCTGACTGTAGTAGTCAAATTAGCTAGTCCGCCTGCGCCTGAAGCTGGATTTGGTACTACACCTAATGCGTCCCATCTTGAGAATTTATCAATTTGCCTTAACTGGGATAATCCAGCTGGTTTGATGATAAAGTATCTGTCGGTTTGGGGAGCATCAGCGTCATCCAGATATTGGATAGCCCGATTGATGTTTGCATCTGTCACAGCCACAGTGTTGTTTCCAACTGTTTGTGAAAGTGAGGAATATAATCCTGTCAGATCTCCATCAATCTTTTGTCCGATTGCATACCCAGCTTTGGAGGTGTATTGCTCAAGTAAGTTGTACTTGGCGGTAGCCTTTAGCCTATCCTCAACCAAAATAGAAGATTCAAAGTGTCTGTTAATAGTCAAAGTGAAATCTGTTTCGGTTGGATTGTTTAGTGTAACCTGGGTGTTTGCAACTTTAGCATTAGCTGTTAAATTGGAGATTTTAGGTACATGAAGGATATCTCCTCCATCATCTAAATCACCGGAGAAATCTTTTACAAGATTCGCCATAACTAATGTTTGTTCGACTGCTTTTTGGGTTTCTTTTGACCAAATTTCCGGGATAAAAACATCACCGGTAGTGATGGTCATATGGTTTGTTCCGATTGGCATAAGTGAAATCACCTTCTTTCTAACGCGTTATTCACTTACAGCCCAAAAATGATTAAACAGGGGTTTTAAGACCTATCAGCTTGCCTGGCGGCATCCTTCATACTCTTTAAGAGATCCGGGGAGGCATTAGCATACTCCTGATCGCTCATCTTATTGATTTGCTCTGGGGTTACTTCCTTGCCCGTTGGTAGTTCCCTATCTCCACCAGTTGGTTTCTCACTGTTTGGAGGAGTGGGTGCATTTAGCCTTTGTTTATAATTATATTCATCAAAGGCCTCTGTATGCATCTCCTTGAAAGCTGCTTTTAAAGCTGAACTACTTTCTCCAAAACCATTACGTTTGGCATAGACTGTCACATCATCAGCTTTAAACCGGGGAAGCCCATTGCCTCCAGGGAACTCTGTTGCCAGACCCCTTAAGGAATCAGCAAACTGTTTTTGCCTTTCTGACCTTTCATAATCGTCTTTAGTCATGTAGCCTTTATTTTTCCGAAGAGCTTCGTCTATCCTATTTAAGGTTTCTTCTTCCTCTACGGTTAACTCAAATTTACCTGTAGCAGATTGGCGGGTATCAATACTACCTCTAAGTTCATCCATTTGATCGGTTAAATTCGAAATAGTAGTATCTTTTTCCCCTACCGTGGATTCAAGCCTGTCAATCTTTTCCATGACCTGATCCCATCTGGGATGCCCTTCAGGTGGGCCTTGATTACCCTTGTTCTCTGGAGTATTTCCTGTTTCATCATTATTGGGTTGTAAACGTGCGTTGTTATTATCCTGATTATTGTCGTCAGGCATAGGTGTCTCCTTTCCTTCACTTATGTTGTCGTTTTTAACGAGCACGGCTCGCGTTGTGAAATTAGACTAGGGTAGTAATAGCATATCTTTGGGTATAGGTCAAGTTTTAGGTAATTCCCCAATAGACTGGGACAAAACTACACTAAAAGTGCCATCGTCCCTAGCCTTAAAACCAGGGTTGATAATTAACTGGCAACGGTATTTCTCACCTAAAGCCTGGAACTCCTGTTGGAATTTATTAGCCCTTTGTTTAAAATCTTCCTCTTGATTGCCTTTAATTACCTCACCTTCTATAATGTCGGTTTGGTTTTCATTAGTTTTCAAAATACTCACCTCCTTAGGTTATATTAAATGATTCTATCTCCGTATCCTTGGTTTGTCTAGCCGTGTTAGCTGATACATTACCCTCCTTACTTTTAGTCACCTGTTTGATAAATTTAATTATCTCTGCTTTGGCAATCTGGGCTTTCAGGATCAAAACTTTGCGTCAAAATCCCTCTCACTATGGAGTTGGCACTGACGTTACGCAAAGTTTTAGAAACTTCTCTTGAAGCTATGGAGTCAAAGACAGATCTTAATTCTCCTTTTCTTTCTATATGGTAATGTTTCCTGTACTATACCATCATCAGACTGCTATCCTAACTTTCCCAGCCCAAGACGCAAATACCCCCGAGGCAGCAGCTGCTCCAGCAAAGTCACAGGTAATAGCTAAGTTTGTTTGTGCAGCTGCAAAGGTGAGTGCTCCACCGCTTTGAGTGCAAAAAGCCTGGAAGGGATCGTCATAAGTTTCTGTTAAACCTGTCCATGTCGCACTGGTAGAAGCCCCCATACCCGCTACTCCAACGGCAAAACCACCAGCAGGGATATCAAGGGTAACGGTAGGGTCTGTTGCCGTCGAGGTAAGCACCTCACTCACAGCTGCTGTCCCAACTGAGGTAGCAGCGTAAAGGGCTATTCCACAACGAAGATGGGCTACGTTTAGAGTAACCACCACAGTACCTGTAGTCCCTGTAGGCACAACTGCTATTGCAATACCTGTCACCATAGAATTGCCATCACTAGTTCCTGTAACCTGTCCTACAATAGTTGCACTTATTCCTCCAATAGTGACTGTATTTATGGCTCCACCCGTCCCAGCCTTCCTTGTAACGATAGAACAAATAATATACCGTTCTGCACTAGCAGTGCCTAAATTTTGTGCAGCAAAAGTATAAGTGGTTTGGGTGGTTAAATCACTGGTGTTTTGTAAAAATGTACAGACAGCAGGTCCCAATACACTTCGGTTAACCATTACCACATCCGAAGAGTAGGTAGCTCCTGTGATGGTGCCATGGTTTGTACTGACTGCATCGTTAGCCGTTGTTCCTGATCCCTCGTCAAACAACCATCTGGAGACTGTTCCGGTTGGTGTAGGGACTGCCCCGGTGAATAAAGTCTCTATCTGGGCTGCTGTTAAAGCAGTATCAATAATAATAGGGTCATCAATGTAACCTGGAAAAAAGTTTACAGATCCAGCAGCATCATGTCTTCTGCCAAGATAAATTGAATTAGTACTTGAAACATCACTTACTCCTGGAACGTTAGTATTAATTAAAGTACCATCTTTATATAATTTTAAGGTAGTCCCATCCCAGGTACCTGCAATGTGCATCCATTGGTTTTTGTGAGTTAATCCTATATCAAGAGTATCTGCACATATTGCCCAAGCAGCGCCAGTATAAAAACCAACCTTTAATTTAGAAGTACCGCCTCCACCTTCTTCGAACCCAAACCCCAATTCATACATCACAGAACCAGCAGAATAAGCAGTTGATATTACTCCAGTTCCATTAGGGCGGGAAGTAAACTTGACCCAAGCAGCGACTGTCCATGCAGAAGTTAACCTTAGCGCAGCAACGTTAGTTACAGTAACAACGTCTGAAGTACCATTGAATTTTAAACACGTTCCAAAGTTTCGTATAACCTGTCTTAGCATAAGTTATTATTTATAAAATACGGTAATATCAACTGTTCCCCCTACATCAACATAAAGTCCAACCCCAAATTCTACCCCTGGGAATTGGTAGTAAGTCGCTGCAACGGGGGTAAAGGTGTTGATTAAGACAGTTGTTGCAGCAGAAGTGTTATCCCAAATCTTGATAGTTGGGGTAGCTGAGGCAGAGGCTACAAAGATCCCAAACAACCTACCTGGTGCTGATTTTACGGCTGTATCGACTGTTAAATTGGTGTAGCTTGAACGCTGTTCGACCTTTAATACATTATTGGTTAAGTCTTCTCCGGCTATAGCTGTGGCTTGAGTAATTTTAGCGTTGCCGTTAACATCCGCTTGTAAAACCGTTACATCCCCATCTGCATAAGTTGTAGCGGTAGCCCTGTATTCCCCACTAACAGGAAAGGTGTTAGGAGTTGCCGGCATAACGGAATCATCAACTGCATAATTATCTGGTCTTGATATTTCATATAACCTGCCTGAGGAGTCGGTGGAGAGTGGAATATAGTCACCTGTAGTACCGGCTAAGGCTGCTAGGGTATCCTGCCTAACTGCAAAGATAGCTACTCCGGTATCACCAGTTACATGGGCTGCATCCTCAGCTTTACCTAAGTTAGCAGCTCCAGTTCCGGCAACAATAGAAGTCACATCCACATCACCAATATCAATTCCAGAATTTGCAGCTAATTTTCCAATAGCAGCTGATCCAGTTTGCAAAGTAGCTTGAGTAGCAAAAGTGCCTGCGTTTGTAACAGCGTGAGAAGGCACGGAAGCTAAAGATACTGGTTGAGTTTCAGTTAAATCCGCTTTGAGTTGTAGCTCCGTAAGTAAAGTATCCTGTTTGGCTGAGGTAGCAAAGCCTGTTATAGCTGCTGGTGGAGTTAAGGTCGTAACCTGAGCAGCTGTTAAAACAATAGGAACTGATGCTGCTGCTAAAGCCTGTCCCAAGGCTGGAGTTTTGCCGTCTATTGAAGTGATGCCCGCATTTGTGACCGCTGTGGTGGGAGCTGAAGTCACTACAACATTGTGGTTGTTTGCGAGTTGGTTAGCGGCAGTGGCTAGAGTTGCAACCGTACCTATATTTGCTGTAATCGTTCCGCTAACTGGTTGAGTAGCTTGCCAGAACGTACCAGTGACGGCTGTTACGGGAGCTGTTAAGACATCTACCTGAACGTGTCTGTCAGCATCTACTAAACCCTTTTTGTCTACCCCTCCTGAGTCAGAGTATGCAGCTGTGCCTGACCCACCTCCACCTCCACCTATAGCCGTACCATCTGCATTAACTACTATTAAGTAGTTGCTGTTTGTTAGCCTGGCCTTTTCTATCTGACCGTCAAGGCGCTGGAAAGAGCTTGAGGATGAACCTCCACCCCCAAACATAGCCTGCAGGGCGTTGTAGTACGCCTTGCCATCGGATAACCTGACGGGGATAGGGTTTTCAGGGCCTGTAGGCAGCTTAAAGGACGATATTTTCTCTAAGGTAGTCGCAATGGGGCCTAAATCAGGCATTTTCTCGGGCTTTAGCTCATTTAACCACCCGGGTTTATCAACCTTGACTGTATCAGGGGCATTTAAGGTTACGTTGGGGGCTTTCACCTCAACCTTGGGGTTAAAATCCATCTTCTCATAGGTAACCTTGACCTCATCAAAGGCTTTTACCAGGGCATTTTGGACTTCACCCAGCTTTTTAACTACTGCCTCAGGTTCTTTAGGCTCCCTTAACTTAACTGTCAGGATATGTTCGTCTGTAGGTTGGGTATTCTTCTTCTCAATATTCTTTTGAATCTTTGATATCAGTTCCTGGGCTCTCTTCTTATCCATTATTGTCCTCCTGTATTTTGGGCCAGCGTTTCAAGCTGCGCCAGTATGTCATCCGGGGGTGCTCCCTCTCCAGGCGGTGGCGCTCCATCAGGAGGTATAGCTCCCGGAGGTCCTTGAGGCATTGGTTGGCCATCAGGTCCAACTTGGGGAGGCTCTGCCATCTTCTGCATCATCATGTCTGCTACTGATTCTGAAGCTATCCTTTCAAAGACATCGCCTGCATTAGGGAACTCAATGTTTTCAAGCAAGAACTTAAGTGGCATACCCCTATCCACCAGATCCATCAACAGCTGCAGCCTTGCCTGCCTACTCTCTCCCAGCTCTGATGTAACGGTGACTTTAACCTGGTTCTCAGGTAAAACAGCATAAGCATCAACATAATCATCTGACTCCTCAGTAAAGTACTTTGAGGGTACATCCCGTCCTGACTCCTTAACAGCCTGTGAACCGTAGGCCCTAAATGACTTGTCAGTGCCCTCCTCGTCAGCATAGTTGACCGTTACGCCATCTGATTCAAACAGGGAATATACCCTAAGTATCCAGGCTGCTTCTGCAGCTAGAGCATCTTCAAAGTTATCCCTTAAATCGGATATGTTGTTACTATCCCCGGACTGTAGGGCTTCTATAGCATTACCTGTAGAGATCCTAGGGGGTGTAGCACCTAGGGATGCTTGATGCTGTCCGCCTAGGTCTTCTATCTGCTCTGAGGCAAACTGGATCTGCCATTGGATCAGCTGATTTAGGCTTGGAATTGGCAGTGAGATGACTTGTTTGCCGGGATTCTTTAGGATGATCTGTCCCTCTTTGGTGGTAATCAGCTTAAAGCCTGAGTTTTTATCCATCATATATCTTCCCCTGTTAGTTAAGTGGTTATACTCCAGTACTTGGGTGTTAAGAAGGTTTAACATCCTTTGGGGGGCAATCACATGCTTTAGATGTCCTTCAGCGTGTACCTCATTGGGGGTGATGTCGGATTTGTAGACAATAAAAGGGTAGTCTTTATATGGGGTTTCTTCATGGTCTAGGGTAGCAGTCTCGGTAAAGGTGCACTTATTAACAAGCCCTCCCTTGCTGTTGGGTTCAAACATCCTATACCAGCACTCATGGACTATAGCTGTCTCTTCGCTATCATCTAGCGTGTCCTTGGGGGTAGTGTTGGGGTACTGCAGCTCCAAAGCCATCCTTTTAAATTCATCGAAGGCTAATTGGTTATCAGGTACTATTGAAGCAGCTTCTTTAGGGAATTTGTTCCTTAAGTAACCTACTGTCCTGACAACGGACTTAACCAGGTAAGGGGCATCCTCAAACTCTCCCACCTTGGAACCTATCCCTAAGTCAAATGGATCTATTGTCCACCTGATGGAGCGCTTGTTGACTGTGTCATAACCGATCTGCCTATAACCTTCACCGTACTTAACGCCGTAGTATACCCATTCCTTGTTGATCTTCCTGAAGTTGTTTAACTGGTTATCACGATCAAGTAGTTTGTTAGACTTACGGGCATAATCAACGCTTTTCTCATCACCCGAGTTCTCAGGCTCTACCGTAACCTTTGGCTTATGCCTTGTTACATATCCTCTAACCGCCCTGAAGGTAGAGAAGATCTTGTTTAAGGGGTAGTCTACCCTGTCCCCCTTTCTTGACAGGATGATAGAGTTATTGTTGGAATCTCCCTTGACTGAATGGTTACCCCTTAAGAACTGGTCGATTACAAACCATTCCCAATGCTTCCTTTGGGATGCAGCCTTACTAAAGTCCCTCCAACCCAGTAACTTGGATAGATCAGGGGCTTTATTGCCCTGACCATCTTTCATGGCATAGGGCTTGTCTGATGTCTTTTTAGGGGCATGGTACTTAACATTGGTTTTAATCTTTGGTACTGCTTTATCTATAGTACCGGAAATGGGGTTAGACTTCATATGGTTTCTCCTCAAGTGATGATCCGTCCTCATCATCTTCTATCTTAAACTTAATCGGTTTGCTAAAGTCCGGAGTAAACTGGTCTATTGGTATCTTCTCAGAAACATTGTCCATTGGGGTATAGGCATTCCTACCGTCTTGGGGTATCTCTTTCTTTCCTTTAAAGGGCATGAAACCGGCAGGGATCCATGAATCATTACCACGGGCTTGCCTTACCATATATATAACTGAATAGACCAGTGCACCGGTTATGGCTGTTAAACAAAGGACAAGGATGGTAATAGTCAGAAAGGCCAGGATATATAGAAGAGACTCCATAGTACAAGTTGTATCCTCTTTAGTCCTAAAAGTCCAGTGGGGTTAATCATATATGTCCGGAATATCAAGTGGTTCAAAGTTATCTATATCCCCGCTTGCTTCCTCTATCTTGGGTACAAACTTAATCGGGAAGGCGATCTTTTGTTCTTTCTCTTCTCGTTTGTAACCTTCAGGCTTGGAATATGCCATATATCTTAGTCCGTCTAATATGTGGTCGTTAACCTTCCTGACTGCTTCAGGTTCTTCCTCGAGTCCTATGCGGGTCTCGGGTAGTTGTTTCCATTGGTACTGCATCAACTCATCGAGCAGCATGGTATTGGAAGGGTCTATATGGATCTTATCTGCCCTAAACAGCTGCTTGATGTAGTTAATGCCGGGGACTACCTCGTTGTTGGCTTGGACTAGAGGGAAGTCCTGATCTAAGTACTCATCTGCCAGGCTCCATACCATCTGTCCCTTAATCTGCCTGGTAGGGTCAGCAGACTGTTGGTTGTTTATCCAACCTGAGGGATCGGCATAACCTGTGTACTTGTTAAACTCGGCTATCTTGCTTAAGTTATCCTTGATCTTCATACCATGGCTTAGGGCGGTGTCATTAGATTGTTTGTACTCTGCATATGGAGGGATGTATAGGTGTCCGTCTTCTTTGATGTAACCGGCAATAGAGGCGGTATAGCCCCTGACAGCAAAGTCTAACCCAAATAGATAGTCTGCGGGTTCATTAAAGGTATGCTCTATGGCATGGACATGACGAACCATATCAAATTCACCGTAGATTAAGCCGGTAAAGCGCCTGAAGTCGGCTAGATACTCCTGAGCCCAGAAGTCAGGGGTAACTGTCTGTTGGATACCTAACAGATAATCTTTAGGTAAGTGGGGATTTTCATGGGATGGGAACTTCCATGACTTATATAGCGGGTTTAAGCCTTGTCCTAACTGATACAGTTCATGGAAGTGGTTCTTACCATATGGGGTAGAGATGAATAATGCTTTACCTCTTCTAAAGGCCAGTGTCCCAAGTAGAGCACCTTGCCAGCCGCTTTTGAAGTTGTGCATCTTGGATACTTCATCGAGTACCAATAGGTCAAACTGCTGTCCCCTAGCGGTTTCAACACTCTCAAAGCCGGAAAGGGAAATCTCGGATATACCACCGTCTACAGCCCTGACGGACAGCTCTAAACGGGTTTCATTGGGGGGTTTAGCCCAGATATCCCGGGTGATCTCCTTGAGCATACTCCAAGCGATATCTCGGGCTTGGGTAAAGGTGGTAGCGTAAAATCTTATCCTCTTCCCACCTTTGGACATTGCACAAGCTGTCATCTCCCAGACAGCTAAGGTGGTCTTCCCCCACTGTCTGCCGCAATCAACAACCCTAAATTGGGTATTGTCAGCTGCTACTATGCTCTGGGTCGGATGGAAGATCATACTTCTTAATTAACTCTGATGGTGTAATTATAATCTTTACGCTGTTATCTACAATTGTAGACTGGTATTTACCTCTAACCTTATATGCCATATCTAAACCTCTAGCCTTAGCTTCCCAATACTTATTCTGTAATAGGGACAAGTGTGCTTCTACTAACACTTCATCAGACAACCTATCGCCCATTAACTCTTGAAAACCTTTAGATTCCGTTAGATCTGAGGGATTTCTAGCTGTATTTTCATCATAACCTACTTCCCTCATCGCTTTCGAAATTGCTATGCCTGGATTTTCAAGGATTCTCTTAACCGCTGCTTTTTGTTTTAATGTTGCCATTTTTAAGCTCTTCCATAATATTCTTTGGCTAAACCGTTTTTAATTAATTCATCATTTATACAAACAGAAGAAGTGAGATCCTCTGTAATATAACTGACCTTGGCCAGGTACCTGCCATACTTCTCCTTTTTATCCTTAAAGGTATCTACTTTCACAAGATTACCCGGTGGGAGTTTAGACTGGACAAAGTTTCTGGCAGCTATACCACGAGCTCTATCTTACCTAAAGTCTCATCTAATTGCTGGGAATCGAATTTGTGGTCAATCTCCTGTTTGTCTTTAATACCTAACATTTTTAATTTCTCCCACTCCTACTCCTACTCCTACTCCCACTCCTACTCCTACTCCTACTCCTACTCCAACTCCAACTCCAACTCCAACTCTCACTCCTACTCCTACTCCAACTCCTACTCCCACTCCCTAACCATGCCCAATACTTCTGGATTATTAACATAGCTTCACCAATTCAGTAACATAAAACTCTCTACAGCTCCCCAGACTATTTGACAACCCTTTGGTAAAGCTTGCATATCACTTGCTTCAGTAGCATTTAACTCTCCTGTATCGTAAACAATCCCGGCGTTTTTTAAAGTAATAAAGGTAGCATTAACTGCCTGTACTTCTCCGTAATAAATATATCTGGCACACCAGAATGTATAAACTTTACCCACTAAATCCTGCAAATCTTTAATTGCCTGATCTTTGTCAATCTCTTTACCGACAATGTCCTGGATCTTTTTATACTGTTCATCTGTAACTTGTAAAGTCTTCATAAATGGTGATTCACCTCCTTTCTGTTTAAGTTTGCTTACTACAATTTGTGCAATAGAATTTCTTATATGACCATGACCATATATCAGCATCACAGCATAGGCTTTTATCCCTTAATACTCTCCACCAATATACAAATATATTAACCTTTTTCTTTTTGTCCATGTCTGTTGACATTATATCATAATGTTGATAACATATCTATATGGATGTCCCAAAGAAGGAAAAGCCCCATAACCTCAACACCCTGGACATACCGCTCCCTACAGATACTGATGATGCTCCCCAACCTGAACCTGATTTAGATATGTCTTCCTTTGCGGCTTTAGATGAGGAGGACGAGTCAGGGGGGCTGGGTAACCCTTCTGTTACCTTTGTCTTCCCCTACCGCTGGATCACTGATGACCGGACATACTTTGCCCATAATGTCTATTGGCAGATGGCCAGGCAGTTGGGTAAGCCGGTTATGAAGAGGTTAAGGAGAGTGCTGGCCTATGACTGTATGATTGCTTATCAGTACAAACAGCCTTTGACTGATATTCCTTTGGATAAAAAGACTTTGGAAGAACTGCTCTACCCTATCTTTCCTAATGGGCGCTGTATCTCTTTGACCTTTGACTATATCCAAGCCCGGGGACAACCGGAGATGTTACCTTTGATGGACATGCGGCTTTACTTTGACGTCCCTTAAAATGATCTCGATTATGATACCTACAATGACCGCTGGACTATATCATTTAGCCAAACTGATGCCTACCCTCTCCAGAGAGAAGGATACCGAGATTATTGTGGTAGACAACAACTCCAGGGATGGGACTGTCAATTACCTGTCTACCTACGAATGCATCATTAAGATAAACAAAGAGAACCTGGGCTTTGCCAAGGCTAACAACCAGGCTGCCAAACTGGCTCAGGGGGAGTACCTGTTACTTTTAAACAATGACACTATGGTGCCTGAGGGGTTCTTGTCCAGGATGCTTACAACCTTTGATTTAGACCCAGCCATAGGGATTGTGGGCTGTCTGATCTGGCTGATGGATAGTGAACCTAAGGTTCAGCACGCCGGGGTGGTTTTTACTGATACCTATGTCCCTTACGAGCTGGGACAGCCTGTAGAGGGGTTCTCACCCGGGATTATCCCCAATGATGACAGGGTCAGGACTATCAGGGAAGTTCCGGCTGTGACAGCTGCCTGTATGCTGGTCAAGCGTGAGGTTTGGGACAAGGTGGGAGGGTTGGATGAAGGCTACATCAACGGTTGGGAGGATACCGACTTTTGTTTGAAAGCCAGGGAGTTAGGGTATAAGATATGGTATAACGGACAAGCATCCATCCAGCATCTACATCACGGTTCTCCAGGTAGACACCAGCATGAGGCTTTAAACAGGCAAAGATATGATAGTATTTGGGTGGATACAGGTAGGGCACAGAAGATTTTAGGAGAATTTAGAGCATGAAACTGAGTGTGATTGTCCCCACATGGAACAGAAGAAACAATATCGTTAGGACGCTGATCTGTTTACAAAGGCAGGAGATTAGGGATGAGCAAGAGGTGGAGATTATTGTGGTGGATGACAACTCGACCGATGAGACAGGTGTATCTATCTTAAAAAACATCGCCCAAAACACCAAAAACTTAAAGTATATCTACCGCAACAACCGGACAGTTTGGAATGCCTCTATCCCCCGCAACCTGGGGGCTAGGATTTCACGGACTGACGGGGATTGTCTGCTGTTTTTAGATTCGGATATCCTGCTGCCTCCAGATAGGATCCAAAGGTATATAGATATTTGGAGCGAGAAGCAACAACCCAACCGGGTTTTAATCGGGCCTTACCATTTTGTCAACAAAGACATTGAGACAGACCATCCACTCTGGTACCAAAACATTACTGATTACTCACAAGATATACGTTGGCAGTCATTTGAAGAGCATTCTCCAGATGAGTTAAACAAAGGTTTAGGTTTTGCCTTAGCTTGTTTCGGCGGTTCACTAATGATCCCAAGGGATCTTTTCTTTAAAGCAGGTGGCTATGATGAAACCATGTTATCCGGGGTGGAAGATGGCGACTTTGGCTTAACCTTATGGGAAAGCGGGGCGGTATTTTCTATGGATAAAGGCCTGTTAGGCTGGCATCAACCCCATGAGATTGTTCCTGAGAGGACTCAGTTCATCCAGGAATGCGTTAAAAGGATTGATGAAAAGCATGGCATAGATATCATTAAAGAGACCGGTGAAGTATATAGAAAATGGGGCTTGGACTGGGAGCCACCAGCCTCATGGGTGGGAGATGCTAACTTCCAGAGGAAGGAGGACAAAGATAGCTGATGCGTAAGTCAGTTATCATCTCTTCTTTTAACAGATTGAGTTATTTTAGATTTACTTGGGAAACCTTAAAGACCCAGCTTACAAGGGAGGATGAAATTATTATTGTGGCGGATGGGGATGAGGAAGACTGGATACCATATTTAAACACCCTGGACTTCCCTTTCCAGTATGTCCAGATGTTTGAGGGAAACTATAAGGGGGGCTGTCTGGCTAAAAACATTGGGTTAAGGTTAGCCCAAAACAAGATGATTGTTGTAAATGACCCTGAGGTAATGCATATGTACCCTTGTATCGAAGTATTTGAAAGTGAGTTGAGGCTTGACCCCAAACAGTTCCTTGTCCCGGGTACTCTCTACTCAGGCAGGTGGGAAGGGGATATCCCTAGCAATGAAAATGTCACCTACCATTCCCAAGCTCCTTTTAGTGCCGGGGTTTTGAAAAAGGAATTGCTGAAGGTAGGCGGTTGGGATGAACGGTTTGTTCTGTGGGGGAATGATGATAATGATTTGATGTATAGGCTAGGGTTAAACGGGGTTAAGCATAGTGTGTTGGATGAGCTGAGGATTTTTCACCAATACCATAACCGTCCACCCCAAAAAGCCATCGGGGATGCCAATGAATCACTGCTTTATGAAAAAAAGAAATCAATTGTAGCCAACAAGGGGAAAGATTGGGGGCATTTGGAGGACTATTATGAATACCAGACAAACTATCTCTGAGTTATGAATATTTGTATAGATTTAGGCTCGGGTATGAGAAAACCTGAGGATAATGAGAAAGAGAAGTGGTATGGATTGGACATCCGCCCCTTTAAGAGAGTGGATTATGTTCTGAACGTAGGTAAAGAAATCTGGCCGTTTGAGGATAACTCGGTGGACTATATCAAAAGTATCCATCTATTTGAACACTTCTACTCCCATGAGTTGTTCCATGCTATGGAAGAGGCACACAGGGTGTTAAAGCCTGACGGGTATATCCATATCGAGGTACCCAAGGCCGGAACTCCGGCTTTCTACATCCACCCAGACCATAAGCTGCACTTTATCGAAGGGACTTTTAGTTTCTTTCTGGTACCTGACAATGAGGGGAACATTGACCCCCATGGGTATTTAAAAGGCCATTGGCATTTAAAAAAGCTGGAGGCTGATCCCCTAAACGGAGAAAATATTACTGCCGAGTTAATCCCAAACAAGCCTGGGGGGGAGTTGCCCTATACTGAAGTAAAAAGATATGAAGACATTTAACCAGATCCAAAAAAAAGAAGCAGCCACATGGCTTATCCCTAACGAAAAAGAAAGAAGGGAGAAAGCCCAGCGTGAATCCATCCGCTATCCCCTTTTAAAAAAACAGATGGGACTTGACCATTTAGATACTTCAGATATGATAGTCTTTGATATAGGGGCAGGGCCTTTAGGCGGCGTTTCTTCTTTGCTCAATGCCAAAGAGATCCTTAGGTTTGACCCGTTGGTGTATGAATATTCAAAGTACTATCCCTGTACCAACTATTTGTCTGACCGGGCTGAGAGTTTAGAAGAGAGGTTGTCAGATGCTGATTTAATTATTGTGACAAACGCCATGGACCATTTTGAAGATCCTGAGCTTTTCTTAGGTGCGCTTTCAACCTTTATGAAACGGGGGGCTTTCTTTGCCCACCTCCACGCGCAAAACAACGCTCTTACCCACCCTCATCCAGCCCATGTCCACAATATTAACCCGGACTATCTCAACTATTACCTTAAGGATGGCTTTGAAACTGTTTGGTACCTGGACTATAAAACGGACGGTTTAACTTATGGCTGGCGGAAACAACCTGCTTTTAGTGGGCTTTATAGAAAGGTAAATGATGATTAAGCATGCTTCCCTCTGTGTGCTGGGGTATAAGAGGCCTCAACAGCTTTTGCAAACCTTGGAGAGTATCAGGCTAACTGCGGATTATCCATACACTTTGATTGTCAACGCTGATGGTGGGGATCAATCGACTCTATCCCAGCTATACGGTCAATTCGCCATGGGTAAATTGTCACACCTGATT